GGTGGTTCTGGCCTTCCTGTGCTGCCGTCTTGTCTACCAGTCCGGGTGTGCCGATGAACGGTGCAATCCAGTTCAGTCGTTCATTGATCTGATAGTTGTGGTCTGCCACATATGGCACGTTGTCGGGTCCGTGCTCCAGTTCCATCCACCAGTGCATGAACCCTTTATATGGTCGGTGGATGTCAATCTGAAATGTGGTGTTGGGAATGCGCATCCATTCTGACGGCTCTGCACCCACGATCCCATTCCCTGTCAGGTACGACGTGCAGAAACTCAGACGCACACCCAGTCCGGTGCTGTTCTGCCCTGCCAGATGGCCAGACACCCCGTGCTGTGTGCCTGTGTATGGCTGGTACAGTGGTGGCTGGATGTGCCGGGTCTGGATCCACTGGGATGCCTCGAAATCACCGACAGCCACATCTTCGTGCAGATAGGCGCGCAGCTCTTCTGCGTTTCCCTCCACATCGGCAGCAGTTAGAGCCGTGGCAGTCGTGAATGTGTTCGGTGGTGTGTATGCCATCAGGACAGCCTCTGCACAATGGCCTGTGCTTTTCCGCTGGTGTAGAGCAGCTGGGGTGCAGGGCTACCAGTGCCCCCTGCCACGGTATCAAAACCCAGGTAGTTTACGTTCCCGTTTTGATCCGGGTGCAGAATGCCTTTGATAATCCATCGAATGCCGTACACAGTCACCTGCGACCCGGCATAGTGCCATGCACCAGAGACACCACGCCAGCCGATACTGCTGTCATACAGTCCGGCCGGATTGACCCCACCAGTAAGGGCACCTGCTGCAAACTGGACCCATGCAGGGATAACTGTGGTGGCCATACAGTCACCCAGTGCGTTCCCGTGCCTGCTGCCTGTGTAGTTCGTGTTGAAATCGCCCTGGTTTGGCACATCCACAAAGTTCGCCAGGGCACTGCTGGTGACATCCCATTGTGGGTACAGCACCCAGACATCTGCACTGGTGGCCACCTGCACCGTTCCAGTTTTTGGCAGGTCTGGGAAGGTGTACGAACTGAAAGAGCCAACAGCAGTCCATGGTGTGCCGTTGTACGTCGGTCGGACAGACAGGTCATAATACAGACGCAGAACCTCTGCAGTGGTCACTGTGAGTCCAGACAGGCCAAAGTTCAGCACACTGGGCACAGCAGAAAAGTTCTGCACGACGTGCCCTGCCACGGGAAAACCGCCAGTGGTTGCGTTGACGGTGTTGAACGACGTGTGCTGCAGGTTCAGTTCACCCAGTGTCGCTTCGTATATGGTCCGGGTGTACCAGTCCGATTTCACTTGTGGCAGGTCAATGGCTGAATCCCGCACGTTGTACTGGTTTAGGGCACCAGACTGGCTGTAATCGTTGAACCGATCATTTAGGTCTGATGCACTGATGGCATCGCCATCCACGATCCTGCTGCGATTGATTCTGCTCATCTGTACCGCCCGTGGAATAGGTAGCGCATGGAATACAGGTGCACCTGTGGCACGTTGGTGTTGCCCAGTCCTGACACGTACAGAATATCGTTCGGGTCTGCATCAGTGATGTGCAGTTGCATGTCTACCTGCAGCGATCCCTGTGGAAACCGACCCGTGCCAAACACCCGCCAGTGTTCGTGCAGCGACACACCACGACGTTCGACCAGTGGCACCCCGTTCACCAGAATGCGGAAACCGCAGTATTTGGGACTGCCCGGGTAGACATTCCCACCAGTGGCACAGAACGCAGGGAACACCATCGCATTTCCAGACCATTCGCCATACAGTGTGCCACCTTTAAAGCCGTTCAGGGTTACTGTGGTGGTGGCATTAATCCAGCCTGAGATGCCCTCTGAATATGTGATGCACTGCCATCCGTTGGCAGTCGTCTTTGCATCCCGCACTGCAGTCTGTTCGCCATTGGTGGCCATCTGGTCATTTTGCCAGATCTGCGCGAACGTGTTGGCCTCACTGTTCGTGTGGTCCACCAGATTTACAGGAATCTGTGTGCGGTCCAGTGTGGTGATGCTGCTCTGCTGTGCGCGCAGTTCATCGTTGATGCTGTCTGGGCTGACAGATACACCTGTCAGGGCCTGCCTCTGTGTCCAGTGTTTCATGCCCTGCGACCCCTTGCCACTTCAGTGCCTCTCACTGTGTAGCCGTACTCGAAACCCACCAGCACAATGTCGTCTGTGGTTTCGATTTCGAATGCAATTTGTGCGCAGCTCTGCACAGCGACAGCATACCGCAGAGGCACCAGGCGTTCTGTGCGGTACACCACACCAGAGGCATCCAGAATGGCTGTGTCATAAACAGGCATCTGGCTTTGGTCTGGTGGCTGCATCACATACGTGCGCTCGTTTGTGGGTGTCAGCAGGAAATCCTTATACCAACGCATGGTAACTGTCGGGTTACCCGTGGTGAGCACCCAGATGGTGATGTACTGCACCTGTTTCAGGATCTGCGGATCCCCGAAATCGTTCCATGCGCTGCGATACACGCTGGTGGGTGCAGGGCCAAGTGTGAAAACATCCACCTGCGGAACCGTGCCACCCAGATGCCGCCTGCCTGACATCACGAATATTCCACGCTCGCTGCTGGTGTTGCCTGTTTCGTTGCCTGTGTTGTGACCGAACAGGACAGCACCCCCCTGTGTCGTGGTAAGGCATCCAACTGGAAAGTCAACCCGGGTGGACCATGCAGACAGGTCAGGATTGCGCTGCAGTTTGTCGATGTGCAGCACCAGTCCCAAGTTCGGTCTGTCGTTGCCATCCACGGGCACATGCAACTGGTACTCTCTGGCATGCGCATCATACACAGAGACTGCCCGTGCATGGCAGTCTGGTGTAATGCGCTGAATGGTGTCTTCCCATCCCTGCGACAGTTTCACCATGTCAACGACTGCACCCCCCTGCAGGCCACCAGTCATGGCATACACGCCATCCATGGCAAGAAAGACCAGACCCAGACCCGGCACACGTTGCACACTGTGTGGTGCCCTGCACTGCAGCGTTCGGTCGATGCTGGACACGGTAAACCCAGCAGCAAAATCCCCCTGCACAACATCGATGCCCCGCTCCCTGAACACGATTAGCAGCGTGTAATCACCATACAGTGCAGTGATGCCCCCTGCCTCGCTTCCCAGTTCCAGACTCTGCAGGCTGCTGAACTGTTCGATCCTGCTGGGTGCGCTGTAGTAAATCGTGTACGGATCATCCACACCACCATCAAGGAACAGACACTGCCTGAACATGGCTGCGAATCTGGCACGGGGTGCTGGAAATGGTCCACTGTTCACCAGTGGTGCAGGTTCATCAAGTGCAGCACTGGACACGGGGTCAAAATAGAATGTGTCTGCGTTATTGCGCACCAGACCCACGAAATACAGCGTGGTGTCATTCGGTGTGGGGCTGTCGTCTGAGTAGTTCGCAGTGCGGTAGATTTTGCGCGCTACTGTGCCCGGTGGGCCTTCTGGGATTTCCACTGCGACAGCATAGCGAAATCCCTCTGCCCCGTTTTCCAACTGCCACGACGTGGTGGCGATTTCGCTGCGTGGTCCTTCACTGCCAGTGCTCAGAATGTGGCTGATGGAGTACCCCACCTTACACTGCTGCCCGTATCCACTGCTGGCAGTGTTCTCTGCGAATCCCAGACCCCATCTGCCACCGTCTGCGATGGCAGAACTGTCTGCCAGACACCAGAGCGTAACAGCACCACCACCAGTGATCGTGCTGCTGGCGATCGTGGTGGGCATCGGTTGCACCCTGCGTGGTTGTGGGCTGGTCGGGTTTCCATCGAATCCCAACTGTCTGATGATGAGACTGGCAGCACTGGTCGCCTGTGCTGTGTTGCCCAGTGGCCATGGATTCACCAGCACTGGTCTGTCGTACCCGTTGCAGATCACTGTGCCGTGTGGTGTGTCGATGAAGGAAGGGCCTGGTTCTGTCGGTGCAGGGATGCTGCGACCCGTCTGCAGTGTGATCTGGACGGGTGCACCCGTGGTGCTGCCAGATTCGTACAACAGGTGCAGGTTCCCTCCCTCACAGTACAGCACCGATTCACGGGCACCGCCTCCCAGATGCTGTGCGCAGTGGATGCCATACACAGGACCATCTGCATCGAATGGCGACCAACTGCCCACCAGTCCTGCACGGTATGGTTCGTAGCCCAGACGGGTGGACCATCCACCACTGCGACGATCCACGCGCCAGTTTTCGATGCGCTCTGCATTGTCTGCCCGTTGTGGCAGGCTTTCCTGCAGACCACCTGCTGCTGCGATGATGAATGTGTCAGTGTTCATGTAAACGTCAACGGTCCAAAAATTGTGGGGTAAATTCCACCCGAGCTGTTTTTCACGATCCTGCGTGATGGCTTTCCAAGGTATCGCTGTTCCATGCCACGGTACACCATCTGCATTTTACGCTCAAACACGGCAGACAGTGGCGCCTGGTCTGCCTTGATGGCCAACTGTGACAGGGCCTCATATGCGATCACACGGGCATATGCAGATGGCACTGCAGGCGTGTCCTGATGTTCTTCCATGTCCTGCGGAACAACCAGCCTGCGCACATTGATGAACGTGTCTGAAGACGGGTGCGGGTACAACTGCACAGACTGATGTGCACCAGACTGGGTGCGTTTATATCGTGGTGTGATGGTATCGAAGTTCTGGCCCTGCAGAATGCTC